CACTCGGCGTGCTCCTTGGCGTTCGTCCCCTCAACCTCCCGGCTGTCGATCTGGTACGTCGTCCAGCGGTGCGACAGCTTGCGGAAGCACTCGCGGAATCTGCCAACGTTGCGCGTCGGGTTACCGAACACGCACCAGATGATCTCGGTATTGATGTCGGTCAGGGCGCCCGATGCCACTTCCCACACGATATCGGCAATCTTCGATGCCTCGTCGAAGATCAGGATTAGCCGCTTGCCCTCGTTGTGCAAGCCGGCGAATGCCTCGGTGTTGTTCTCTGACCATGGCGACGCATCGATGCGCCATTCCTTTTCCATGCCGGGCTCGACCGACACCAGCGCCGTGGCGGTCACAGTGAACCATGCCGCCGTCAAACCCAGCCGGCGCCACTTGGCAATTTCCGGCCATGTCTTGGTTCGCAGCTGTAGGTCCGTATTGGCAGTCACCACGCCACGAGCGCCACGGCAGGTATCGACAGCCCAGTTGCACAGCCACGACACAAGGGCGGACTTCCCGATGCCATGGCCGGACGCCACAGCCTCGCGGATGACCTCGCCCAGATCAGCAGCGCCACCGGCCAGCTTGTCCCCAATGGACTTGAGCACCTTGGCCTGCCACTTACGCGGCCCCTTGTGCCCGGCCAGCTCAGTCCCGGCAACGCCCCACGGATAGTTATAGATCACATAGCCGAGAGGGTCATGCGTGAACCCGCCAATATCCTCGGCGAGTTGCTCCTCATGCGACGATTTACGGACCGCGTTCACTCGGTCGGGCTGTCCTCTCGGGCTGCGCGGCTGGCAGCAAGTACGCGGGCGCGGGCCTCGTCCAGCTTGCCGCCGATGTCGACGGAGCCGCTATGCTCGATCTGCTGGCGGTCTCGCCATTCCTGCGAGCGGCGGTTCTTCAGCCAGAAGATGCAGGCGGTCGTATCCGGCGCAATCTTTGCCGTGTACGGCGCGTAGATGGGAGCCTCAGCACCGGCCGGCATGAAGATCTTTACCTCCTCCTGCTCATACCCCACAGCCTTCTGATACAGGGATCGCTCGACCCTGTCGTCCGCCTCAGCCTTGCCGGTTTTTTGGGCCTGACAAAATTCGTCACTTTCTGCCTTCCAGCGGTAGATCGTGCGGACCTCTACATCGAAGAAGTCGGCCATTTCCTGATCAGTGGCGCCCAACAGACAAAGCTTACGGGCCTGCTCTACGTACTCAGGCCTGAACTTGGTCGGTCGGCCGGGGCCAGTCTCAGCCACCCTTGCGCACTCCACGCCCATACGCCCACGCAAGGACGTTGGCGATGACTAGGGCTGCTGCGATGTAAGTCACTGCGGGCCTCTGTAGGTTTGGATTACGGCTCAATCGGCTCAGGGGCGGCAGGCTTACACCCCTCGCCCCGCCATGTGGTCTTGGTGTCCAGCTGGTCAGTCTTGGCCTCGTGCACGATCTGCCGGCATGTGCCGTCCCTTGCGATCACCAGCAGCCACGAGCCGTTGAGCTCGCGGCCTGTAGCGCAGCCGGTCAGGGCTAGCGCTAAGGCGATGACTGGGGCCGCCCTCATCCTTCCGCCTCTATGCTCTCAGGACTGCAAAGCCCTTCAGCTTTCCAGTTCGCGGCGCAGACCAGCAACCCGACAAGCCTTGAACGGTCCATCTGGTCGCCAGTTGACTGCGACACCACGCAAAGCCGCCCAGATGCCGTTTCGGCCACAATGACCAGAGACTTTAGGGCCTCGTACCGCTCACTGCCCAGCGCCTCAAGCCACGACGTGCCCCACGTCACCATATCGGCCTCACTCTGCGACGCGAACCCGGGGGCCACGTCTACCAGTCTGACGACATTGGTTACGGGCTCGGACATAGCTTACGCGCTCCGGCTGCGCGCAGCGCGCGCCTGTAGCCACCGACGGGCAGCCAACAGGGCTTGCGTCGTGCCAAACGTCACAAGAGACACGCCTACCGCGTTATTTCCTGCCAGATCCTGCGCGGTCACGATGATGGCCCGAGTGACCTCAGGCGAACTTAGAGCGGCGAGGCCAAGCCCAGCAGTGGCAGTGCCGACCCACGTGCTAATGCGCTTGAGCGGCGGCGGCGGGAGGGGCGGCAGCTGCTCTTCTTCAGGAGTACGGTTCATTTCTTCACCTGTTCAGGTTGAGGGCGCGGGGCCATCGGGGCCAGTACGCCAGTCTTTGCAAAGGTCCGCATGGTGTTGGCCTCTTGAATTGCCCAGACCTCGTGCATTTTACGCTCAATCCGGTCGGACTGCATGTCCTTCCGGGTTTCGCTGATCAGCGCCCAGCCGGCGAAGGTGACGCCTAGCAGTAGGCCAACCAGCATGTAATTCGCTTTCTCGACCCGGTGAACCGCTCGCTCCCCTGAGTCGGGGGGCTGCATAACAATCTGGTGAACGCCGCCCACTGCTGGGGATTCTTGTGCCTGTCGGATTGCTTCGGCTGCAATCAGCAACCTGGCCGAGACATCCGCGTTGCGCTGGATTGCGTCTAGCACAGTCTCCAAGCTGGTCGCCATCAGTCGCGCCTCACGGGGTTGATATGGGTTTGCTGCGCCAGCTCCCGCAAGAACTCGCCTATATGCTCGGAGTGGGCGATCAGCCGCTCTACCTCCCGCTCAAGCGGCTTGATTGCCGATGCCACGGCCTCTTTGACCGTATGGGGGGTTGCGTAGGTTGACCTAACTTCGCCCTTGAACTGGTCAAACTCCCTCAAAAGCGACAAATGCCCTTTCAGAAGCCATGCCGCAATCATAATCGAGACCGCAGCCGCCCCGCCTATGACTCCCGTCACTGCCCAATACACAAGCTCGTCGGCGCTCATCGGCTCGCCCCATACGCCAGCGCCGTGACCACGGCCGCGACGAACGCCGCAGCGATCAGCCATGCGCCTACTGCGGGCGGGTCGCGATTGAAGTCGTCGTTGTCGGTCATGGGTACTTGGCCCGTGATAGCTGGAAATGCGGACCATCCCGAAGCGTTTTCCAGTCTCCGCCCCATTCCAGCGGGATTTTCAGCTCTTCGGCTGCGGCCTTCATCGCCTCTGCGAGTTTGCCGTATAGCGGCCAGTCCCAGCGGACTTGTCCACCCACCAGCGCCGCGAGGTCTACAGCGTGCCCAGTGATGTGGCGGGAATTCATGGTCTGCGATGCGCCGGCCTCGAATAGCTGTTTCTGGCGGGCCTTCGTCCTGAGCCCTTCCGTCACAACGAAGTCAACGGGGGTCAGCTCAATGGCGCGCTCCACAACCCGCACAAGGTCCGGATGCACGCCCTGCAATCGCTTCTTTGATCTTTCGGACAGCGTGAATAGCATGCAGGCCCCCTTGGCGGTTGCGCCATTGAATCACTGATCGCTGGCGGGGTCAACCTTCCGGGCAGCGGCAATATCCAGACATTGCACCGGGATTAGCTCTTTCCCCGAAACGGGGATTCCCGTTTCGGCATCATCCGGTCTTCGCGGCTGTTCCTGCCCTACCGCCTTGAACACCTCCGGCAAGTGGTAGCCCATCGGGAAGTCCGGGAAGTTCCGCGCACGGCTGGCGATCATTTCCAAGATAAACATGGGGTCCGATCTGTCGGGCTCGTCTGTCACTTCGACTAGCCGGTATCGTTTTCCTCTACTCGCCTTGGGAAGGGCCGTAAACCCGATAAATGCGTCAACTGCTGTGGATGACCGAACTTCAAGGATTGGTAGTTTCATGGTCTGCTCTATGGTGAGGGTTGAGGGCATAGCGAAGCTACCCCAGTGCCCTGTAGGTAGTCTCCGCACTGCGGCCAATTCCTGCTCTACGGAGCCGGGCATCGGGTCACAGCCGTTGGTCTGGTCTACTCATCCAACGGTTCACAGACTTAACGCGAGTATCCCGCGCCCGACAGCAGCCCATGATTGCGCTACCTGCATTGATCGCATTGTCGCCGTTTGCGTTCCTACGTCTGGCGAACGGGGTGCACACCAGACGAGTCCGCCAATAGCAAAACCCCGGGAAAGGACTCAGAGGGGGCGGGGCCTTGGCGGAGGCAACCTACAGACGCACGGACACGTCATTCGATTACACCCGCCCCTTCTCAGTTCTCTACCGGGGCTGCTGTGTCCGTGGTCTGTTGATCGCCAAATCAACGCGGATACCATAGCACCCTGCTAGCACAGTGGCAACCCTGCTAGCACGCTACCTGTCAACTGTCCGTATGTGGAAACGTCCGGATGCGGCGACCGTTCGTCGGCTAACTGTTGACTGTCACGCGTGACACTGTATGATTACTACATCACCCACGGGGAAGCAGGC